AAACCAATAACTTCTTTATAAAGCCACTTTTCAGTAAGCATTCCTTCAGGTCTTGTTCCCAAAATTTCAAGCTTGGTCCTAATTCCTTCAAGCTTTTGTTGTTGAGCCATCGTCGATGGATTAGATAACTGTATTCTAAAATTAACAATATCTTCTCCAGTATATCCGTGGGCAGTCAAATGAATGGCAGCAATCTTATTTAATTCTGAAATGATGATTTGCTGAATTTGCTGAATCGATCGCGCAAAACGTATATCCTCCTGTGCGAGGTTAGATTTTGAACTCAATGCCTCTTCAAATCCCAAATAAGCCTTTGGAACCTTAAGGGCAGCAAAAAGTTTTCTTTGGATATATTCGACATCATCAATAGCCGTCGTGTTCGCACCACCAGCCAAGGTATCAATGCGTGTTCCAGTTTCAGTTCCACGCACCGCCAAAAAGTAATCAATATCAACGGACCAAGGGTTATACCGCAAATCTACGCGTCCAGCAGATTTGTCAACAACTTCTTGACTTTTCAATGTAACTCTGGCTTGTTCCATTACGTTTGGAACATCAGCTGGTGGAGTATTGGCAACATCAATGTAGAACACTCTTCTTTCAGGTGCACGAATTACACGATAAACTAACATGGCATCTTCTGCCATTATTAATTGTCTCCAGATACGTCGAGCACTTTCTAAGACAGAAGATCCATATGGAAGAAACGTATCATTTCCAAGCAATCGAAAATGAATAACTTGCCAATTTTCAAGGATCTGATTGCTCTCATTTACCCATCTAAATCTGACAGCGAATGGATCGTTTGGGTCATATCCTTCTTCTCTTTCGATTTCATTTACAGGAATTGGATGAACATTTATGACACCATATTCGGGCGAAACATCAGTCAGGAGGAAGAAATCCCCATATTTACACAAGTTACGAACCCACGGTCTTGCATTAAATTCAAAATTTAATGTATCATAATATAACTCTTCTAAGATTCTCTTAATTTTTGGATTCTCTGATTGAATATGCAAAGAAAATCCTTTTTCATCTTTCGCTACCGTCTCATCGGAGTATATGTCCAAAGCACTTGCTATCTCGGGTGTATACTCCATTTCACTTTGGAAAACCATAACAAAATCAAGTACTTGCCCTTTTTTGGGATTGTTTTTATTTTTACATCCGACTGCAAGATTGTGATATTTCGGTACCGTTATGTTATAAACAACATCTTCCTTTTCAATAAATTCTATAGATGAAACCTTATGGTTATTATAATGCTCAACCCATTCATGAAAGGAATTATATCCCTCTTTTTTTATGCGAGATAGAACTTTGTTGGCGGTAGTATTTGCAGCACTAGCTAACTCCCTATAAGTCATGCCCTTTTTGTAGCTAGAACATATGTTTTGATAAGTAATTGTTTTGTCAATAATGGCTATCCTACCAACGCCATCAACAACTTTAAATCCATTACTTCTTTTAAAGTCGGACCAGGTACCATGTCCATTACTACCCAGCCTTCTTCTAATAGCGTTAGGAGAACAATTCAACTTTTCACAAAGTTCATAAATATTCTCGCAATCTTTACCAGACTCTAAAATAACTTCTATTTTCGGAGATTTTGTCTCAATACAAATGCTTTCATGTATAATGTGATCTTGAATACTGTTTCTTTTGGACTTAAAGTCCAACCAATTTTTAAAGCCTTTTTCTCTCAGCCTTCTCTTTAGTACATTTGCATCTACGCCAAGAACCTTTTTGACTTTACTCATAGTAAAGTCATTTTCAATTGCTATTGACAATATTTTATCAAATATAATATCAGTTCTTTTGCAGGGATTATTTTTTTTCATCCATTTTGAATGTTTTTCATTTGGCTTTCCAAATTTATTTTTATTATTAAGTTGAGCATGATAGCGATTATGCTCATATCTGTCCATAATCTTTAGATTCTCTAAAAGATTATTTGAACTTTTAAAGTCTAAATGATGAACTACTTCATTTTCTTTTAATGGTCTTATAAAATATTCTGCTACAATTTTGTGCTCTTGTGTCCAGCCCCCAGCAGTAGCATCATCTTTATTTATTGTATAAATCCATTTATAACCAGAATCATCAAATTCTCTAACATTAAAAGGCATTAGTGCGTCATAGCTACATAAATCTTGAGCTTCACATGGAGAACCATCTCTAAGCATGAATTTGTGATCTGGTGTTGATATAACGTGTCCGCCGGTATCAAAGTTTACTTTTACAAGCTTTTGTTTTTCCCCACCCTTAGTAAGCCTGGGGTTGTGTGCTTCTGTTATTATGATTTTATCTTGTTCTTGACTATATGAATAAACATGAATTATCTCACCAGAATGGTTTTCGGCCAATTCCTTTATTGTAAAACATCCCTTTGTCGTGTATACGAGTGTACTACCATGTAGGCAGAAATCTGCATAACGTGAATTGTGCACCAGAACAGTATTTGTAGCGAAATTTTCGTAACCATCAACAGTTAGATCGCCAACTTCACACTCTCCATAAGGTTCAACCGAAACAACCTTATGGTTTCCCTGTAATTTATAACCCAAAGGCAAACCATCAGGTTCATCCATTCCCGGAAGTCGTCCAATACATTCGGGACCATGCTCACGATCTTCCATTGTCATTATCAGATCAAGTTGTCTCGAAATAAGGGCGCGACGTTTTCCAGAAGAATTTTGCAATTTACTGTGAATGTACTCAAAATCCTCAGTTGCCTGTGACTTATTTTGCTGCTCCTCAAATGGCATCATTAAATTATTTAAAAGTAGATCTCCAGCATCTCGATAGCTTCCATCTCGCATCATGCATGGATGATCTGGTGTGCAGATAAGGTGTGAGCCATCATCAAATGTAACCTTGACTGTGTCTTTTATACCAGAAGTTCTTGGATGGTGCGCCCATGCTGGTACAATGCATCCATTATCGTGATCGTAAGCATAAACAATAAACTTTTCACCATCAGGATATTGTTTAATTAATTCTTTAAGAGTTAATCCTCTTTCAACTCCAGGTATTGGTATGATAGTTTCTGTTGATATGCATAATCTGTCAAATTGACCATATGCGTTCAAGCTATTGCCATATACGGTTGCGGTACTTTTTCTAAAAACATCGATAGCACTTGATCTAACATTGCCGGTATCGAAGCCTCTGACTTTTCTTTTTACGAGTGGTCCAGATCGAAACAGTGATGTTAGTCTAGAGAATAAATTTTGTCTACGTGATGCCATTATTTAATCAAATATAATCGTTATTTCAAATTTGTTGAAGGTATTTCTGTACATATCTGGGTTTCAACTTTAGCCCGCAGTCACAATATTTTCCATCATGTCCATAATCAGAAGGAATAAAATATTTGTTGAGTCCAACTTTATTACACAATCTTCCAATTAGTCTATTAAGTGCTCTTGGACTAACTTTGCTTCCACGACCGATCGTGGTATCAATTCTGATATTGCAGTATCCATAATCGCTATTTCTTTTATCTGGACATGGTTTAGAAAACTGTGTATTACTCACAATATTTCTTTTCTTTAGCTCATCTTTTAGAATTAGAATTAGTCCAACAATATCTCTATCATAGCTTTGTTCTCTAAGAATATTGATATATTCTCTTCTTACGAACTCGCGCAATGTAGATTCGTTGAGGAATAGCATATTCATAAATATCTTCTATATTACCTATTCTTTTGAATCTATCAGATTTCCGATATTGATTGGATTGGGAGACCACGACATATAGATAAGATGAACTACTCTCGCCTTGATAATATTGATTGAATCATCGATAGTAATCTTGCTTATATCCCAGGCTTCTTTAGAAGAAGAATCATTTTTAATCCAATTTTCTATCTTCTTAGAATCATTGTCTGATAATGCTGATGCAACACTTTTGATAAAGTTTAGAGAAAAATCTTGAGATTCTACATAAATAGAATGAGCTTGTCTTTCCCATTGAAAAATCTTTTTAATATTATCTTTATTCCAATTAAGTTCTTTATATTTTAGAACTTCAGATTCTAATTTTTTCCAATCTCTTTTTTTTCTTAATGTATCTACAAAAAAATCAACAGCTAATTGAAAATTTCTGTGTTTAGACATTATCTTAGAAAGATTATTACTTTCTTTTTTGAGCATTGCATTCAATAACATGGGATAAGCTTATGAAAAGAGCCAGTTCCACCTTTTAGCAACAACTTGCTTTTGGACGCGTGGTGCTCCAAACCCAGAGCCATTACCGGCAACGGGTAAAAATACATTTACCTCATCCTTTCTTGAAGGTTCTGAGATGATCTCATCTAGTTTAATTGATTTAGATTCCATAGCATCTAATATTGACTTGGTGTGTTCATCAGCAAACTGATCATATTCTTCTACATCTACAAGCCATAAGCCAATAGCTAATGCCATAACCAAGTCATCATTTTCTCCCTTGCTTGCACCGACTTTATGTTCATTGATCCAAACAAATGTCTTTAATTCTTTTAGTAATCTTGTTGAATAGATTTTTATCTGTTTATTTCTTAATAGTTCTTCCATTTTTGTAAGAATTATTTGTTTCTTTTGTCCGGTTGTAAATATTCCTAAATCTCCACTTGGTTTTTGAATATTGTTTTGTGTGGATATGGCGGTCCATATATCTAAAGTCTTTTTCTTGTTGTTATAAATTCTCGGATAAGAAAGAGAACAAAGACGCTGAATGGTGGCATAACCTACATTGTTATTTTCTGGACACACTAATGCTGTGTTGTATGATAATCCTATTTCATTAATAAGCTCTGCAAATCTGTCTGGCGGCAGTTTGCCTTTGTACTCTGCAGCAATTTCTCCAGCGGTTGCATCAATTACATGAAAAGCAGAAAAGTCTTTTGCATCACCTCTTGATGTGTCAGCAGATAAAATATATTTGTGACCCAACAAAGGCTCTCTCCAAATATGAACATTCCTATCTGGACCAACCCTCCTAATCGGTGAATGCATAAGTGATAATTCTCTAATCCAATCAATAATGGTAGCGTCGAGATATGTATCGCCGGACGCCTGAAAGTCGCACTCGTATTCTTGAGCAATCGCTTTCTTGGACATTCCTTTTGTTTCTTCCGCAAACCATTTTTCATCATGTTCTGGATGTACCGACCAATGTAAATTGGTTGCAGTAAATCCATTAATGTTATCCTCTGCATCAGAGTATAGTTTCCAGAAAGTCTCTTTCGCTCCATTGGGCGTGGACAAAATTATGGCTCGGCCGCCCGTGTTCATAGTCGGTTTAAGACCTGTCCAAATTGTTCCAAAATCTTTAACAAAGGCAGCCTCATCAACAATCAAAAGATTGATAGATTCTGACCGACCAGCATCTGGTGACGTTGGAACAGCTTTTATTTTTGATCCTTTGCTCGTTTCAATAAGTGTTTTATTGATTGTTACTTCTTGAATCTTTAACCAATCTGGCATGCTTTCAATGAGGAATTTACACTTATCAATAAAGTTTTTAGCAACATCTTCTTTAGTTGCAATAACAAATACTTTCTGATTTCCATAGAACATAATTAACCAAACAGCATAAGCTGCCGTGATCGTTGATAATCCAAGCTGTCTAGCTTTAACAATGATATTGTGTCTATTCTTATTGAAAGATTTAACTATGTCGTCTTGAAATGCAAATGTCTTAAATGGTATTACACCACGATCTAGTGTAACAACTTTACAATACCTATTAAAGAAATAGATTGGATCATTTTTGCACTTTCTAAACTCTGTCGCATGACGTGCTTTGATGCCAACGGCCATTTAGGTCACTCCTAGTACAAGCTTCCTTTGGTAGAGTGCATCTCTTCTGCCGCTATATTGACCAAGACTTAGCATCTGATAATCATCACTGTCGCTAACATTCTTAACTTTGAGGGTTCTTCCTGTTGCATCTTTAAAGTCTTCTTTTATTTTCTTTATACAAGCATTAAGAAATCCTCCAGAGTCACCAGAGATTCTTTCCATTTCTTTTCTTCGTTCGTGAGGTTCTCCAAAATTAACAATGCAGGAGTATGAAAGCAGCAAATTTTCTGCATCCATCATATTTCCCTTAATGGATTGTGTTGCACCCCGTGGGTTATTGGTTGACCCAACTCCCCATGTAGAATTCAAAATGTTACCTAATATTTCGTAATCTTTATGTTCCATATGTACATAAATATCACGTGATTTCTAAAAGATCGGGTCTCCAACCTTCTAACCACTTTTTAGAATTAGGTTCTGCATATATTGTTGTGCAATCAAAGCATGCTTGATACTTACGAAATGTATAAGCATCTTGTGCATTCTTCATCTTACTCTTACAGCATGGGCAGAATAGAGGTACAGCCACATTTATAATGGCTGGTTTAATGACAAAGAAACCATTCTTTGTTTCCTGGCTTCTATTGTTTGATATTTTTTTCAACATACAAAATAATATAATATTATTTCATATCTTGAAATCTATTTTTTTCATTTTTTCCTCTTCTAACCAATTCGTCAATATCTTCCAGATCCATAATAACTCTTTTTATATTGCTTCTAATTCTATTGACGTGAGTGGGAAAGTCTTCTTTCATACTTGATGTCATACTATAAAGTTTCTCAAGATATGAAACAGAACTACTAATATCTCCCAACTTATTGCGCCATCGCCCCAGGAGCCAATCCATAAAACCTTCATCAAGATTTT